GTCCAGCATCTTTCTTAGTCAATTCAGTAGCTTCTGCTACTTTTGCAATCAAATCTTGTTTGTTAGCCATGTGTAGGCTCCTTTCTTTATTCGTTAGCCTTTTGGCTAACTTACAATAAACATTATATCACACAAACCCAGTTCTGTCAACAGTTTTAATCAAATTTCTTTAAAAAAGTGTTGATTTATAAGGGTTTATGCTGGAAACGCTGATATATCAGCGTTTCTGAGACCTCAAAAATTTGAAGATTTCCCTCAATTTGACTGTCTCAGTGTCTTTTCTAAAACATTTTTAACAAATTCTGGTGCTTGAAGAGTCACTACCGTCCGAATGGTGGAAGAAGGGAAGATACCGCTCTTACGAGAGTCCTCTGAGTTTTCTCTATTATCTCCTAATAGGAAATACTCCCCTTCTCCTACAGTTGTAGTCAAACCTTTGTGCGCCCCTAACCAAGTAGTTGTGTCTTCCACCATTTTCTTAGTTTCATTTGAGTTATCTTCTAATGCGCCATTGATATAAATACCATTGTCTGAGACCTTTATTTGGTCTCCCTCTGCGGCTACAACCCTCTTCACAATGCGAACACGATCCAAAACATTATAGGCAGTGACAATATCTCCTCTATTTGGGTGTTTGAACTCTTTAATGGTGCTAAACCAAACTTGACCATCTTTCATAGCTGGGTCCATTGACGAACCTGAAATCTTAATTGGACTAAAAGTTAACTTTAAGACCATTAAAATAGCAAAGACGAAAATAAAAGATACCGTAAAACCTCTCAAAAATTTTAAAATACTGCTATCTTCTTTTTTCTTTGGTTTCTGACTGCGAGTATAAGTAGGTTCTTTTAAGCGTTTAGACTCTAATTCAAAGTCCTCAACCGTTAACTCCCCTAAAACGCTTGTTTTATCTTTTGACATAAAGCAAATCAATCCCCTTCAATCTCAGATTGTGTTTCAGTTTCAATTACCTCAGAAACCACCTCAGAAGGCTCAGATTTGTCTTCTGTGCCACCTGTAGAAGTTGAGCTGAGAGAAACACCACTTGTAGGTAACAAGCGCTTAAAATAGTTCTTTGGGCGTTCTAAGTCATTTGTAATCGGTTTAAACATAAAAATCAAATAGTTGCGAATTTGTAAGTATAAAACTACATGGTAAAAAACAGATACCGAAAGACCTACGCTAATAACTCCAAGCAATACAAATAAAGACCATTGAGCTAACCCAACCGTAAACCAATAGTTGACAGTTGAAAATAAAACAATAACAAGTAACATCAACTGAGCATATACACGCTCCCTTATAGAACCATAATAACTTAACATTTTATCAGTGCTATAACTCTCAGTTTTCTTTACCAAATGTTTTAAAACTAAATGTAACACAAAATCTCGAATCATGCAAATAATACCCTTTCTAAATTTAAAGAGGACTGCGCTTAACAGTCCTCAAACGCACAAACTAAAGTTTAATTTCCTTTAGATGCTTTCTTTCTTCTACGAGGTTTTCTCTTCTTACCTTTTGGTTTGTCCTCATCTAAAACCTTAGTTTCTTCTGCAAGAATAGAAGTTCTTTCTTCATCTTCTAAGATAGAAGTTTGTTCAGCAGTTTCCTCATCAAGAATTGAAGTCTGTTCAGCCGTTTCTTCTTCCAATACAGAAGTTTGCTCAGAAGTCTCTTCATCGAGAATAGAAGTCTGCTCAGAAGTTTCTTCTGCCAAAACAGAAGTTTGCTCAGAAGTTTCTTCTCCAAGAACATCTGTGAACTCATCTGTTAATACAGAAGTCTCAGCAACTACACCCGTTTCATCTAAAGGCAGAGTTGATGTAGAACTATCATCAGATGCAGTACCTTCAATGTTTGGAGCAACAACTACTGGTTCTTCTTTAATAGAGTTCAAAAGTTCAGAAGCTACAGAACCACTATCTTCCAACTCAGTTGTTTCAGTTACTCCTGTATCGGAAGTTGAACTTGCTGAGTTTGAACCATTACTTGATGAAGCTAAACCTTCAGCTTCAGTACCAATATGTGCACCTCTGCGGAGTTCTTCAAGTTCTTGTTCCTTACGTTTACGTTTACGAACCGCAGCGAACCACCAAACAAGTAAACCACTGAAGAAACCGATACCTAATGTGCCCGCAGCTAATTTAAAGTTATCAGAACCAAAGAATGCTTGCACCGCAGTTGCAGTAACTACTACACCCTCAATTTTCTGAGTAGTTGTATTCCCTGCTAAATCGACTACCTCAACTTCAATAGAGTATGGAGTATCTGAGTTCTCTAAGTCAAGGACTTTTTCACCTTTCAATAACTCCTCTTTAGTAAATTCGTAAACTTTACCATTTACCATTACTCGAACACGTGCAAGACCAATATTATCTTTTACCAAGACTTTAAATTGATGTTTTGCTGCATTATATTTACCATTGTTAGTAATACCTTCAATTTTCAACTCCGGTACAATACTATCCAATACAAATTGGAATTGTACGGAAGCATTTGAAGAAGATGCATGACCGTCAACGTCTACGGTTGCAACCGAGATAGACCATACCCCGTTTTCTTTGAAGCCATCTTTGTTAAAGGTATAAGTATAAGTGTAAGAACCATCTTCCTCTTTCTTCTCATCTACTTTAACCAAACTTGCATCTACGGTTACTACCTTACCATCTAAGGTAAAGGTGAACTTAGTTTTACTTGTATCTAATCGTGTAGTTGAGTGTTCTGAAAGTTTCAAGTCCTCACTTAAACGCTGGTAGTAAGCACCATTCACATCTTTATTCAACCAATCATAAGTTGAACCATTTTTGTTTACTGCATAAGTAATAGTCTTCTCAGAAACTTGACCTTTATCATCAGTTACTTGTACTTTAACTGTATAAACCCCATCTTTTTCTGGTAGATTATCTGCTACGAAAGAACCATTAACAACTCTACCTGTTAATTCAGTTGTACCATCTTGTGAAGATACAGTAGCTTTAACATTTTGGACAGAACCACCAGATACCCCAATAGTGATTTTATCTGGACCATCAACATAGTTTGTTTGGTTAGACACCCCACCAATGTTAATGTTATCATTCGGTCTTGGAGTATTTGTATTACCATTTGTATTGTCATGATCTTGACTTGGAGCCGGAACTGGAGCAACATCTCGTCCAAAAATGTCACTTGGGTTAAGTGGACTTGGAGTTGGTGTTGTTGGAGCATCTGGTAATACTGGTGCGCTTGGGGTTACTGGTGGAGTAGGTACAATAGGCGCAATAGGTTCACTTGGATTAAGTGGTAAAGTAGGAGTTGTAACCGAACCCCCATTATCTGGAACTGGTGTCGGAATAGGAGTTGGAGTAGGTTCCGGAGTCGGAGTTGGGAGTGGATTTGGAGTAGGTGTTGGAGTAGGTGTTGGAGTAGGTTCTGGGGTTGGAGTTGGGCGAGAAGGCTCATTTGGTAAAGTATCAGGCATAAAATCAAAATCTTTACCGTTCAATCTAAAAACTCCAGATTTAAAAGTTTTACCAAAACTTGAAGTGTTAGAGGAGTCTAACAAGAACTCGTAAACACCATAAGGTAGACTAGAACTGTCAAATTTATAAGACCCACTATCTAAAGTTGCAGTTAAACTATACTTATTATCTAGTGAATGTAACGTAAGAGTTTTAGGTAAAATGTCACCCTCAATTAACTCTTTTGGAGTCAAAGTTAAAGTAGTTTTTGAACTCTCTGTGACATAATCATACTTCGTATTATTAACCACAGACCCTAATAATTCTTTATGCTCAACACCTTCTTTATCAGTATAAATGAGTTCCAAAGTAGAATTTACTGGAAGAATATCTCCGTCAATACCATGAGACTCATGAGTTGTACCATTTACTAAAGTTTGAACGAGTTTCACAGAATCTTGAGGGATACCCTCTGGTACGTGTACTTTAACTTTTGGTTTTTCATTTGTGCTTACAGTATAAGTGTTGTCTTGTTTCTTTACAAGTTCCTCATTATCAAAAGTTAGAGTGGATTTTTCTTCTTTTGGTTTCTCATCTTCTGTTGGAGGTGTTGTTGGAGTTTCCTCCTTTGGTTTATCCCCATCTTTAGGTTGTTCACCTTCCGTTGGGGGCGTTGTAGGTTGCTCCTCTTTTGATTTCTCTCCTTCAGTTGGAGGAGTTACCGATTCACTAGGGTTACTTGGTTTTTCTCCCTCACTTGGTGGAGTTGTTGGCTCACTTGGTGTTGGAGTAGTTGGAGTTTCCTCTTTTGGTTTTTCACCTTCAGTTGGGTTACTTGGATTCTCTTCTTTTGGTTTTTCTCCCTCACTTGGTGGAGTTGTTGGTTCACTTGGAGTCTCACTAGGTTGACCCTCAGAAGGGTTGGATACCGGTGTATCTGTTTTTGGAGTTTCTTCTGTCTTATTAGGTGTGTTCTCAGAAGCTCCAAAATCGCCTGTAGGCGCACTTGGAGTTGAACCCTCATTATTACCCTCTACTGGTTGTTCAGAAGAAACTGGGGCGTTCTGAGGAAGCTCAGAATTGCTTGGTGCAGAAGTCTCACTATTAGACTCAGAATTTTTTGGAGACTCATCTTTAGACTCTGCAGGAGTGTCTTTGGGTGTGTCTGTTTTTGGAGTTTCTTCGTCTTTTGGAGTTTCCGAAAAAGTCGGAGTTGAGTCCGAGTTCGGAGTGGATATCGGTTGGGTAGTTTCCCCATTGTTATTTGTAGGTATGTTATTTGTTGGAGCAGTAGGTTCAACCGTAACCGTAGGCGAAACTCGGTCAAACCCTTGTTCCTCTGCGCCTACAGAACCAACTGTAGCTACGGTAGCTACCGCTGCCACTGCAACTACCCCTCTCTTTGCACTCAAACGTAAGGCTTTCTTACGTTTCATTTCTTTTGACATTCGTTATCCTCAGTCTTTCTGCTAGTTTTACACGAAAAAGGGAGGCAAACTCCCTTTACCTAAACTTTATTATAGCACAATTTACTCATTATGCAAGTCTTTTCTATGCTAAAGTTCAATGTTGTCATAAATTGTCGCCACTTGGAAGATACCCTTGGCGGAAGTTGGAAGAGATAAAGAACGCTTAATCTCTGCGTTTACTTGTCTTTGCTCTCTTTTTTCAGCTACCGTCTCTTTTTCATCAGAGTCGAGCACACCTGTTTGCTCTTCTTCGTATTCTTCCTCATGGTAATTCAAGGAAATAGACTCATCTACTTCCAAATTTGAAGTAGTTGCTGAGTTGTTTTCCATGAGAACCCCTAGCAATTCATCCACTTTTTCTGGGTTCTTAAACAAGTCTTGTGTTAGAGAGCCTGTAGTGTGAGCCGAACCAAAGTTGCGACCACTTGTGGATACCCCTTCCATAGCGGAGTATTTCTCAACTAACTCAGCAGTCTGCTCTGCACCAATTAAACCTCTACGAGCTTCAATACGGGATAAAACTTTCTTCTTCTCTCTACCTGTGTAAATATCAAGAGTCGGTTTAATACCGTATTTAGCTGAAATAATAAGTAAACCTACTAAAGAAACCGCAATGAGTAGGATTCCTAAAATTGTAAAAATGTTCATTTATCCTACCCTCCAATTAGCGTTTTCCATAAGTTGTATTCAACTTATTACGAACCGTCTCAACTCGACTTTGCAACTCAGCTTTTGCTTTGTTCTGTGCATCGGTTTTACCTGTGTATGTGGATACCGAAGCAACTGCTTTATCAAATACCGAAGTCAAGTCGTCTAGAGTCAACCCATCCGACTTCAAACCACCTGAATAAGAGTCAATTACATCAAAGACACTTTGTAAGTATGTCAACTGTAGTTGAGGGTCAGAACCCATCTCAGACTCTAATTCACTTAAGGCAGACCAATATTTCTTGTACATACCACTATCCGAATTATCCGTAATAGAACTTAAAATACCCTTCTTGAATGTACCTAATTCTAAGTAAATCGAAAGCAAATGTTGATTTTTATCGGATACCCCAAAGTCTTTTGCTTGCTCAAACCAAGGAACTGACTTGGTTTGTCCGTTTTGTGGGTAATAGAACCAATACAACTGACCTACTTGATAAAGTAAATCTCCTGCTCCTTCTTTCCCTTTCAGACTTGGAATATTAGACTGTAAAGCTCCCAACAACTGAAACTCATCTTCACTTGTGAAGTGACCACTTGAACGGTAAATCTTAACCAACTCTAAGTAAGGTTCTACTTCACTCGGTAAAATCTTACTTGCTTTTAGCAAGGAGTCAATGTCTTGAGAAGTTTTACCTGTCGCTAAAGCTTGGTTGTAAGAGTCTGTTGTAGACATTTGAGAATAGAGAACACCAGTTCCTAATAAAGCTAACCCCAATACTAAAGTTCCAAACAAGGTGTAAATAGTTGTGGCTCTCTTCTTAATTTTCTTAATATAACCCTCAGACATCTTATCAATGTTCTTCAAGTCATAAATCATTTCCTCGACGGACTGATACCGGTCTTGGGGTTTAAAGGCTGTTGCCTTTTCAATGATTTTCTCTAAACCTACTGAACGTGAAGCGTCATATTGTCGAATTGGTAAAATCGGCAACCTACGACCATCTTGTAAGACTTCCACAGAAGGACTATTTCGAGTTGCTAAGAAGTACAAAGTACGACCTAAAGCGTAAATATCAGAACGCTCATCGAACCAAGCTTCTTTTGTGCGCATCTCCGGAGCTGCATAACCTTTTGTACCTAATTTTGGTTCTTTACTATAATCAAAATCAGGACCTATCTCACGTGAGATACCGAAGTCCATAAGGAACAAATGATTTTCATTCGACAACATAACGTTGTGAGGTTTCAAGTCTCGGTAAATCACTTTAGGACTGCGATTATGTAAATATTTTAAAGTATCACACAGAGCTAAACCCCAACGAACAATAGATTTTTCATCTATGTAAGAGGTTTTAGCAATCAAGTCTCTTAATGAATACCCTTCAATGTAGTCCATTACAATCAATAAAGAATGGTCATCTTTTGTCATTTTAATAATACGAGGGATAGACGGATGAGACAAAGATTTCAACAAATTGACCTCTGCAATTACTGCTCTAGCTTGTCTCTCACCCTCTTTTGTACCTCTAACTGGGACTTCTTTTAAAGCTAAAAGACGGTTCAATTCAATATCTCGAACCAAATATACAGTTGCAGAACCACCTTGTCCAATTTGCTTAATTACTTCCCAAGAGCCTTCAACTATATCTCCTACTTTTAAGTATGTTCTAATAGCCAAATAAACTACCTACTTTCTTCTAACCACGGATTACATAACCAATAGAATCCGAAATAAACTGCCAAATGCTACCTGCGGTCTCGTACATGATACCGGAAACACCTAATACTCCAACTAAACTAAATACTGCAGCCCAAATTAAGGTATCTCCTAACCCCAAACGCTTCGTCTTCAACTTCGCATTTTCTTTCTTATCTGCGAACCACAAACCACCTGAACCATTACGATTTTGTTCAATCGCTCTAAAGTTAAAGGTCACAACCCTCATCGCTGGGCTATCAATATAAACAAACCAAGAGTCTACCACATAAGCCAACAAAAGAATGGAAGGATATACAAGAGCTAACATAGACAAGACCATAACTACTAAACGTGCGCCTTTAATTGTTCTCTTTTGTAGAGAAATTTCACGTTCTTCTTTCCATTTAGCAATACTTGTAGCTTCATCACCTTTTAGTTTTTCAATCTTATCTAAACGCTCTTTAAATCCACGCTCTTCTTTACCATAATCGCGATCTTTTGGCATATTTGGAATATCATCTTCAGACCATTGCTTTAAAGTGTTGGATACTGTAGTGGCTTTGGTTTTGGAGTCTGAATCTACAACCCCATAATCATCTTTTATTTTGTTGTAAATACCTTCTGCCATTTTTGCACGTTTATCTAAAGTATCAGCAGCCGGTCTCTCAAATGCAGCAACAAAATCATGTGTAGCACCTTTAACATTGGTAGTCTTCTTGAACTCCTCATAACTCTTAGAAGTTTGGTTTAATTCTGTACGACCCCAAACTCCATGAATATAACTAGACCAAAAGGCAGAACCAAAGTCTGAATTTCCTTGCATCTCCTTATCCATATACTCAATAGAAGCTGCACCTGCCGTAGCTGGATCCTTTATATCATACCCCTTTTCTTTTACCCAATTTTCATATTGAGTTCTTCGAGGACTACCCGCAGTATCTGTCCATTGAAAAAGACCTAAACCTCGGCTTGCTACATTACCTTGTTCTTCCAAAGTCGCATCGAAAGCAGATTCTTCATTGGCGTTCCCCATCATTCCAGCAAAAGCTTCAGCAGAAATACCCAACTCTTTTGCTTTCTTAGCTGCTCCTCGAATAGTCTTCCAACCATCTTCTGTAATATCTTCAACGTTATTGTAACCTGCGAATACTGAAGATACAGGCTGAGCCAATGTAAACAAAGTTAAAGATAGTAATCCAATAGATAAAACTCTTTTCTTTACACTTGTACCCATAAAACACCTACCTCCGTTTTAATTGGAGTGTAAACTGCTAAATCCTCCAAGTTACCACCTTTAATATCGTCTTTATTTGAAGAACCTACCTGACCTCCAAATTCTGAGAGGACTTTGTAAGAACCTACTGAGCTATCTTCCACTACAACATAACGAACACCCACATCATATAAGGTAAACGTCCCAACTACTTTTTCCATAGCGCTTAACTGCAAGAGCTTTTCATCTACTTTGCTTTCTTTATTCAAAGCAAACTCTATACTTGGTGTATCTTCTAGCAAATTACTTGAACGCAAACCGATTGTGAGATACCCATTAGCTCCTTTTATAATTTGTTGAACACCTTCAAAACCATAAGGTTTAGGCTCTTTTGTCCAAACTGCTACTACTTTACCTATTTTGTTCACAAGAACTTTTTGATTGTCTGAACCAACTGCATATAGACCATTTGAAGTTCTTACCGTAGTTGCACCGTCAAAAGACCAACCTAACTTCTTAGCAAAAACCTGTGCAATAGCTAGAACGTTTTGAGGTGCGTTGACTGTTTCTTTTTCAAAGGTTATCTTACTTTCCGCTAACCCTTTCTTCCAAAACTGCCACCACTGTTTGTCTTTATTCGGTAACAAGAAACCTACACTGTTGCTCTCTGCTAGGCGCTTTTCTCCTACACGCTCAAAAGCCAAAGTGCTATCTGCTTGAGACTCTTGTTGTTCCTTGGGAACGTCCGCATCCTGATTTAAAGATACCCATGATAATCTGTGTTGTTTACCCCTTTTCAACTCTTCTTTATCGTAAAGAGGTTTGACCCCTTTAGAATAAACATCTTTATCTAAACTTTTCACATAAGGTAAAGACAAAGCTGAGTTCATAGACCCTACAAAGTCACTTTCTGAACTGTATTTATACTTAAATAAGAGAGCTACTGCTTCATCAGCACTACCTGTTTCTAATAACCTCTGAGCTAACTCAGAGTTACTATTTACCAAGTCCGAGACAAAATCGGATACTGAGAACTTGTTAAGATTTAAACCAAAATCCGTGTTACGAACCCACAAAGCCATCAGAACACTAGGTAAGAACCCTACTTTCTCAGCTTGTGTTTTAACTTCCTCTTTTTCTTTTTCTAAAGTCTTTATCAAAATACTCTGAGTTTGAGTTTGACTTGACTTATTCTCTTCTGCTAACACACGTGTTGAGTTCAATACAAAAGGAGAACTACTCAAGACAATACTACATAAACTTATTAAAGCTACTTGTTTTTTCATAGAAACCCCTTTCTAATTTAACTGAAACTTAGGGTGTGCAAAGTAATGATACCCTGTTTTAGTTGTGTCAATCTTAGTGTAACCTTTACTCTCTAACTCAGCTACTTGTTTTCCTCTAAACAACTTCGGTACAAGCAAATCTAGTTTTGCAGAACCTTTATAACCTACACCAACCAAACCCTTTGTTAAAGAGTAAGTCAACTCATAATTTTTTGAGCGAAATGTCACCAAGTTAGAATCACCTTCAACTTTACCTACTGATTGAGTCAAGGTAAACTCTTCTCCTAGTTTTGCTAAAACGCTCTCTAACTCAACTAACTTGTATTGACCCTCTAAGCGACTTAACTGGTACTCTTTAGTATAAAGAAAGTCAGTTGTTGGCGAACTCTCAGATACCGAGTCCAAACTTGGAAGTTGGTCGAACGATAAATCTTTATCAGTTACTCCTTTAGCAATCGTCTGTTGGCGCTCTTGGTTTTTGTCTGGTGCAATTTCTTTCACTGGGCTAAAATACCCTGCAAATAGTATTAAAATTGCTAAGAATACAAAGAAAAACGCAATCAGAAAGTAAATCGCTTTGTACTGAACTATCCGTTTTCTTTCATACATCAACGGAACTCCCTTCTTTCAATCTAACTAAGGAAAAAGAGGATATTAGCATCCTCTTTACTTATTTACTTAGTGTTATTGTACCACATCAAATCGAACTTATCAATAGTTTCAGTCTACTCTTCTGTTGGAGTGGCAACCGCTTGGTTTGAAGAGTTAGGGTAAGTACCTGTATTACTTGCATCGTAACGGTTAAACTGCAATTTGTAACCATCAAAGGCAACATTAGTTGTGTCTCCTAACTCAAGACCTTCAACTTTGCGCTGAAGTCCGGATACCCTTGAGTCAAGCAAGTCAATGACATGAACCAAATAAGCGTAGACTGTTTTAGGGCGCTCCCCAAACTCTCCGTGGTGTTCTAAAATAATAGCTTGTAACTCACGGTAGAACATTTCATTGTAGGTCTCTTCAATCAAATCTTTGTACTTAGAAATAATCTCAATTCCTAAATAAGTGTGAGGAACAATCGAAATCTCAGTATAAGCACCGTTTTTCAACTCTAAAATTTTACCAAAGTCATGAACTACTAACCCTAGAATAACCAAATCACGCTCTTCGGGACTCATAGTGTGAAGTAACTCATATTCTGTCATGGCTACTTCTGCGTATCTTAGGAGTTTGCGAATATGGTTTAGCAAACCTCCGACTTTCCCATCGTGGTAACCACCATATTGAGCAGCCATAGCAACACTTAATTCTTTTCCTCGGTCACTTAACATGTGTAAAGTTAACTGAGCGCCTTTTTCTGTCATTAACTTACGAACCAAAGCGCCAATTTCATGAGCATTTTTACTTGGGTCAATGACTTCCATAAACTCAGAAGGGTTGTAGTCCGCAGACAAACCACGAATACCCTCTAACTTCGCGGACAAACTCTCATTATAGTTTTGAATGGTAACGTCACCGTCACTTACATAAATAGTGGTGACACCAGTTTCTTTAAACTGAGACACAATCACATTATCAAAACAAACAAATCGAATAGAGTCGCCACCTCGGACAATAATCATCCCTTGCAACATATCTGTTTCGTTGCGAGTTTTACTAATGCTTAGACCTTGCAAAAGGAATGAACCTTGGTGTCTACCTAATGTTTTAATATCAATCGTCATTTACTGCTACCTACCTAATCTAATCTATCTAAACTACTGAAACTATCTTTTCTAGGGCAAATAAAATATTGCCGAAATGTTGTCTTTTTGACCTTCCCCAATCATCATACGAGACATAGACTCTAATTGGTTTTCTTTAGACCAAATCAACTTCGCTTTTTCCTTAGTTAAAAACTCTGAAAAACCGTCCGAAGTCAAGAGGATACCCTCTCCTACTTTCAGCTCCAATAAGGAAGACTGTTGCAAACGGAAACCTCTACTCACACCAACTGCTTTTGTAATCTTGTGGCGGTTAGGGTGTTTCTTAATCTCTGCTTCCGTCATGTTTCCTTCTTTCAACTGATTGAAAGCCCAAGAGTCATCCTCGGTTTGCAAGTGCAACCCTCTTCGATTTAACACATACAAACGAGAATCACCTACTTGAAGAGTTAAAAACTGAGAACCTTGCACGATACCGACTGTACAGGTTGTTGCCGAAGTACCTTTGACATTTGCAAATTCATCACATAAACGAGAGTGCGCTCTGTAAATACCTTGAGAAACAACCTCTGCTATCGCTTCCAACCATGTTTGGGAAGGTTTCTTCTCTGCAATAGACTCTACTGCAGTGCGAATCGATTGAACAGTGAGCGAAGAAGCGTATTTACCTCGGACTCCCCCACCCATACCATCACAGACGACTAGGACATAAACTGGTTGTTCTCCAAGTTCTACACCTGAAACTTTAAAACACCCTATAGTGTCCTCGTTTTTCTCGCGATACCCTTTGACCCTTGAAGTGCCGTTGTAACCACCTCGGTCTGAATAAAATTCTAATCTCATCTTCTAAACCTCTTTAACCCTAAAGGTTACTTCTTCTTTAGCAATCTTCAATGTGTCACCATCGTGAAGTTCTTTTAAGTCTCTTGCGAAAATACGCTCTTCCGTTCTCCACTCAGTACCTTTATCCACAGAGTTTTTCAACCAAGTTCCATTTGTTGAACCTATGTCTTCCACATAGAAAGTGCTTTCTTCTTCCTCATAGATAATCTTAAAGTGAGTTCCTGACATATACTTATTATCCCTAAAAGCAATCGACTCTTCTACACCATCAATCGCTTTTGGTCTTTTACCGAATACCCAAGTATCCACACCACTTCGACTATCTAATTCAAAACTTTCTCCACTCTCACGTGTTAAATACCCTACTTTGTGGTATCTACGAGTTGGAGCTACTGTGTCTGAGTCATCCAGTACAGAAGTCAATTCTCCCTCATCAAAGTCAGAAGTATCTTCATCAAGTAAACCAGTACGCTCAATCATTTCAGTATCTAACGCAGTTAAATCTAACTCAACTCCACCTACAACCTCAGTAACTACCTCTGGTGCCAATTCTTCTTCAATCGCTTCGACACCCTCTAAAATCAATTTCAACTGCGGAGAATTATAAGAGAGCAAATTCTCTGAGCGATACCGCAGAGACTCTTGACCTAAATTGTAAATGAAGTTCTCTGGTTCAACTTCTTTACGCTCAACCATATCAAGAAAACCTAGAAGACGACTTAGACCTTGTTCATCAACATTTTGGAAAGGTTTTGCGTTTTTCAATAGGGTGCGAACTAAACCATAAAACCCTGAACCCTCTACTGTTTTCAAATTTAAAGGGTAAACCAAAAAGTAAATATTCCCTGAAACATCTAAGAAAATACTATCTGGTGACCAATCTAAAAATGAAGGTGGGATTTGTAAGTCATTTGAGAGCTGTAAGACTGAACGGTAAATATTTGCAATCAACAAGTAAAACTCATCAATCGTAATAGCTGAACCCAACCGAACTCTTAATGAAATCAAACCTTCTAAATCATAACGAAAGGCACGTTTTTTCTCATTGTATTCAAACGGTACACTTGTCATGAAACCACTTGAACGAAGAGCATTGACAATACCCTCATTGACTTGCTCTTTCTTACTCAATTCCAAAATAAGAAAGTGCTTATTATCTTTTGAACTATATTTTAATACACCCAAACCTTTACCTCACTGTACCTATCTGGACATAAGGAATACCCTCAGTTACTTGCGACACAAGGAGTACGAACTGCGTCTCTAACGTGAAACCACTCTCCCCTTTTAACTTTTTCAACACTTCAGTCATAGGTAAAGCTCGCCCTCTCAAATCAAACACTCGTAAGTTGCGACCTTTTACTTGAGACTTCAACCACTCTCCTAAAACCTCTGGTTCCAATATCATTTCATTTTCTACTTGAAGTTGGAGAACTGGAAACGTCAACATATCTTCTAAAACTGCCTTTTGGGTAGATGTTAAAGCTAAGTGTGTCGAACCTAACTGTGGTTTAGAATGTTCTAACTCACTTCCCACTAAGTCGTCACTCACACTATACAAAACCTCTCTATCAAAACCAATTGTTCGAGGATACACTAGACCTGACGCACTTGTTAAAGCGTAGGGAACCTCTGGCCATTTCTTTAAGGTTTGCACTGCTAAGTCTTCCTTGTAAGGACTTTCTTCATAAGGCTTGCACATACAAGTTCTTACTACCCAACGACCATCTACTTTAGCAAATCTCAGTAAAGAAAGCTCTGGGGAGTAATCTTCAAAAGTTACTGGGCTTAAAGTTCCTGTTAAGTGAACAATCTGTCCTAGTGGTTGGTCTTTTGGAACACTAACATAAAGGAAACCCTCTGTAATTAGCTCTCCGTGAGATTTATGATACCCCAAGAGCGCTCTTGCTTGCACAATCTTAACTGCTGACGAGACTTTTACACCTTCTCGGAAAAATTTACGAGGGTCTACTTCACTCACTAAATACACAGAAAGAGTGAGCGAAGAAATTCGCCCCTCTTTTGCTACTTCATTCAATAAATCAAATTGTTTCATACGTTTTATCCTAAGTAAGTCAAGGTAACAAAGATATTCCAATACACTTCTTTGTCAACCATTACCAAATACGAAACTGCATCCAAAGAATTGCTTTCGACCTTCTCTCCAAAGCGCTTTTCAACCACTTTGTAAAGAGGTGCATCTTCTCCTAAATACTGATGGAAAATAGCTCGAAACTCTGAAACCAAAGCAGAAACATCATCACAAAGCAAACCAATGGTCTGTACTTCTCCTTGTGCTTCTAAGGTTACTGAGAGTTTATATTTAGAGCCACCCTCAATCATATCTACACTTGTTTCTAACAAGTTCTCTTGTTCTTGTTTAAAAGCTACTTCATCTGCCAATAAAGACTTGAACGTTTCTTTTAACTTATGTGTATATGGAAAATCTGTTGCTACGGAAACCATTGATACCGTGACCTCACTTATCTACAAAATTGCTAACATTTTTTGACCTGAGAAACCTCGGTCTTTATCCAAATAAAATTTATGTTCTAAATTGCGAACCAACTGATATAAATGGCGCAACTTCTCTTTCTTGAAGTAACCAATCACTTTCTCTTTTGGAGCTTCATTTGGGTCAATCGCAAGAACCAAAGTCATACAAACTTCAACAGATTTTTCTCCTGTCTCAGACTCTTTCTCAAAATCTTCAAAGTTTTTAGTGTCTCTTGTACTTGACGAAATCAAACCTTTAATCGCATCCATAGTGACTGTAGACATTTGAGACTCTGGAGTTAGGTGCACCTCGAACAAGGGATACCCTTTCTCTAATTCAAAACCAATACGAGCTACTTGTTTCTCTTTACTTTGTAACTCTGCTACGACCTCTTCGTTGGTTTTAATAGAATCTGTTGATCCTACTTCTAACTCTTCCAATTCTTCTAATTCAATACTTACTTCAAGCTCCTCAGAGCTTGTTACTTCTAAGTTATCTAACAAAGCGTCTATCACACATAAATCTCCTACAATAATCAATTATTAATATTATAGCACTAAACTCCAATAAATGCAAGAAACAAGAGAAAATTTCTTGTCAGAATAGGCATTTTACCAACATAGTCTATAAGGCTCTCATTTGCTCTTTAACGCATTTTAGAAAAAGAGGGTAACTTTCTACCCTCTAATTCTTAAAATCGCTCAGAAGCCAAAATATGACCTCTGAGACCTATTTAAACTCAAATTACAGAACAAACTGTCGTGCAGTTCGAACTACATCAGAAAGAAGAGCTTGTGGGATACCAACTCCTGTGAGTTGTGTAAACTTATCTTCTCTCTGCAAGTAGAGAATAACCTTAACCAAAGGAACAGAACCATCATCTTGTAAGAGCATAGTATTTAACTCTGCGTAAAGACCCTCACTGTACTGTAAGTAAAGCACAGAACCATCTGCATTTAGTTTAGAACCAAAGTCCATTAAATGTTCTTTCAAGAGTTGAACTCTACGCTCACGCTCTTTTTTCTTCTCTTCTGCTTCTTGACTTTCTGTTGCAACTGCTCGTTTTTGAACAGTTTCTAAGTCAGATAAGTCTCTGTATTCTTTGATAATAGACTGTTCAAAACCGTTTCTCATGTTCCAAAAGAGTTGCAAACGCTTATGAATATGCAAGTCAGGTAAGTGCAAGTAAATAAACTCTTTGCGCTCTCCACCACTCAACTCCTCGAAATTCTCTGGGAAGTCGAGGATACCGCTGGCTTGTTGCCAACTGTGGTCAGTTTTTGTAAGTTCCCCTAACAAATACTTGTTCAACTCCAAAGCGTAATTTACTGGAAATACTCGGTCTTGTTCAATCGTATCTTCTGTAAAGGCAGTAGAACGCAATTTGTTCTCTACATCTTCTGCGTTGAACTCATGGATACGGTTCTCAGCCCAAACCATGAATTTGTCAATGTCTCCATCCCAATCATAAGCATCTAAGTTCCACTCCATAAGCTCTTGAAGTCCAACTTGCCACTCGGTTTTCTTCGCAGTGTACCATGAGTGACCCACGCCGAAACCTAAGTCTAATGGGCAACCACCCTCAATTTCAACCATAAGGTTCTTGCGAATCAAACCAAGAACTACATGAGGGTGAATGGTGTTGTGAACCTCAATAGTCGCTTCATCATGAATGAAACCTGTGAGCAAAATCTTCCCTAAATACCCTTGCTCTTTCAAGTCAGAGAATAAATCGACCATTCCCTTTTTATAAATATCCGCTGCTGAACCTTGGATTGGGTGGTTCAAAGCGTAACGTCTAATCTGACTCTTGGACACTCGATCCTTATTGTAGAAGCGTTTGCTACCAAAAATCGTAGTTGAATATCCTTTGCTGAGAGCGGTTTTAACGTTGTTCTCGAACCAGCCTTCAACCGAACGTTGGAATGAGAAGAACTCTTCTCTCTTTTGAGCTGCTTTACGAGCGTTCTCTTTTGACCTAGAACCAAAGAGGACTTCTCCAAGAGACATGTCCGACATACCGAAGTTGATACCAAATACGAGACCTTTCGACATCTTACGTAGTTTATCTGTTACCTGTTCTTGCAAGAGACCGTTCAAGCGAGCCGATTGGAAACGGTGGTAGTCATTGCGCCAGTCCTTAAACATTTCAATCAAAGACTGCTCTTTCGACATAATCGCAATCACTCGGTTTTCTTTAGAAGCATAGTCTGTATCGACCATGTAATAACCGTTTCGAGCGGTCATCTCTTTCTTAATCGTATCATCAAACCCTTGAATATTCGGTTTCTTGGTTGACAAACGACCTGTAACCTTGAACATATCCAACGAAGGGAAACAGAAACCTTCAATGAAGTTTTCCTCAACCTTATCTAAAAAGTTCGTAAACAAGCGAGCAGTATTACGAGGAGACTCTAAAATAACCGTGAATGGGTGGATAGGTGCGTTTTCTTCTGGTTTTACTAAGAAACTTTTCTCATCTTCAAACTCAATTTGAGTCTTGTAACCAAAGGTTTCTCCAAAGATATACTTGGTTGCAATACGAAGCGTATCTTTATCCAAATCTGTTAATTCTTCAAACTGTCTGTTATCTACCAAACGAGTTAAACGAGCAAGACCACGTACCAATTTCTTTTGACTTTCATCTTTCTCTAACTCAGCTAACTTCTCTTTACTCTGAGTGTGACCTAACCAAGACGAAAGCAAACTCAACGAGCGAGTGACGAAATCATCAAAACTCAATCTGAAGTTTTCTTTATCTGGTTTTGTACCTTTGTTCAAGAACTTCAAAGCCGTTTTATCAAGAGTGGAATTTCCTGATTTTTTGCTGATTTGTTCGGGATACCCAAGGTAATCATAAGCAATGGTTTTGTTCATTGGAGAGTTTACAGAATAACCACTCTTTTGTGCAATGTACACATTCGGATAATCTTCAAACTTGTAATGGAGAACTTTCTCACCCTCTGGTAAGTCATAATCTAAACCTAAAACCATAGAGTTCGCTTTTGCTTGAATTGCAAAGAGACCATCCTCAGTATGCTGAGGTACATGAATCGCTAAAAACTCCAATAAGTCTCGGTACTCTGAAACTAACTGCTTTCCATAGTGCAAACGAAGTTGAGGAACAGACTCCAAATTCAAGTGCATTCCGTAAAACTCTGAATAAGCAGCCACACAAGTAAAGCGACTATCATGTACTACCGCTTGCATCATATCAAAGCCAGATTTACCTAAAATATCATTCTCTAAGAAATAAAGAGCAATACACAAGGTGTTATCTGCATCGGGACAGGCATAAAAGGCTACAAGCTCTTCTTCTAGTTCATCAAAGGTTCCACCACATTTTTCATAAGAACCACACTTAGTCAAATCATCAAGCTCTACCGCTTCTCTATGCAAGAACTTATCTGTTACAGCCTTCAAACCATATTCTTCATTATCTCGTGCTGAGTAAGTTTTACGCATGGCAACAAGTGTATCAAGCCAACAATCGTAGACGAGACCGTGACGATATCCCACCTTCCAGTCGAAGATGTTGTTGTGGGCTACAACCTTTTTATCTCCTAAGTAGGGTTGCAAGTATTTCTCTACAAATAACTCAATATCACCCCCACAGACATTTGGAAATTTCTTATGAGCTAGAGGGAAATAGTAAGAAGTTCCAGGTTTTGCAGATAAGACTGCACCTACCATAATAGAGCCTTTACCATAAAATCCTCTAAACGTAAAGTCCAAGCCTGTGGTCTCCGTATCGAACGCAGTCAGTTTTGTTTTCTTGTAATCTTTTTCCAACTGCTTGAAAACATCTTCCACTTCATGAGGTTTAACTACTCTGTATTTACCGCTTAAAACCCTCTCTCGAACCCAATCAAAGTTTCGAGGAGTTCGTTGTTCCACCTTGGCTTTCATATTCTCTACCTCAATGACCTCTGCCATTGTGGTGTAGAAAGGATTAACGGAGCTTTCCAACCCTTTCAAGTCCGTTACGACTTCAATCTTAGGAAGACCTAACAACTGTCTTCTTAGATTATTTGAAATCTCAGTCTTATAAGCCGTACCAATCGAGTCCATACGAATAACGTCCGAACCTAGAAGGGATACCCTTTCTTGGTTTGGTAGAAACTCAAAGGAAGAGTCTTCTACAAATCCGAACTCTAAGGACGTTCCACTTGTTAAATCTTGAGTTGCAAAGCGCAAAGAACGAACCAAACCGTATTTACGCTCAATAACACCTTTTCCAAAAGGAACTTCAAATTCAACCCTATCTTCTACATTTTCAAGCTCTTTCAAACTCAAAGCCAAGAAACCTTTGCTACCCCTCATTTCATTCTTGAGGGTTTTAGCGTAGCTATATACTGCGTACAAATAAGCAAACAGAGCAAAGGACGGGTGTTTTTGGAAGGACTTCGCGATAGATAAATCAACTCCATCTTCTCCAAATAAAACCTTTGGTTTAATTAAGCGTTCTACCGTAAAGGAAGCTCTTGAAAAAGTAGCCGTTCTATAAGTTCGACCTAATTGCTCTGCTTGACCTTGCATAAGCATCTGAGCAGACACACCATCTTGAGCTACCAAACGCAAGAGACCACCGTGGGTCAAATCGGAAAGATACCCTTTGTAGTTGTAGTTTTGACCTTTGTAAGTAAATTTAATCTCTGAGGTAAGCACACTATCTCCTTTCAAATTCTAATATCGTGTAAAGCAGGATGTTTACTCTCCTACTTCATCAAACCAATCCAAAGCAGAAGTCTGTTTTACAACTTGTTCTGTTATATACTTCTCTTTGTTGTAACGATCTGCAATTAAAAACCCTGCGTCTTTATTGTATTCTACCTCAACAGAAATTGGAAGACGGTTAAAAACCTTCAATAACTCTTCCAAGTCTTCTACATAAATTGAATTGCAGTAACGCTCATTCAAATAACGAGCAATTACCTTACGACCTACCTCCACAGACAATACCGATTCTGTATTGTACGGGTGTTTTTGAGTGTCTAAATACTTCAACACCGAAGTTAGAGCTTCTTTTGTGAACTCAATCAACTTCTGAGTATTTGTTTCTCTAGGAACAGACACAGATTTACGCTCAACCAAGCGACCTTCTGCGTAGAATACCCAGGTCATAAACCCATTATTTTGACCTACACTTACTTGTAACATTCACAAGACCTCAACTTTCTATCACAACTTCCTTACCGCAAGGAATTAAATCAAACTGAAACACTTCTTTGAAATATACTAAGAAGACTGGGAACTCTCCGCTATCTTCTTTAAACTCTAAGTACATAGTTGAACCAACTACCCCAATAAAGCGACAATCAAAGTTCAACACCAACCAACTTGCAAGAGTTTCTAAAATCAACTCTTCTAAGTTACCTTTCAATACATAACCTTTGTAGGGAATATTATAAAAGGTCTGAGAACCTAAGTCAAGTCGGAAACTGTGGGATACCCCAATCTCTCCGAAGTAATAATCAAAGAGTTTATCTACATAAGCACTTGTATCTAACTTGTAAATCGTGTACGAATTAGAACCACTCACAGACAGTTTATCATCTTTCATACGAGTTCTTATCGGTTGCTTTTTATAACACAACCCACTATCAACCAAGTGACTCTCCACTTTCAAATAAAGAAGACTCGCTTCAATCAAAACTTTCTCACACTGCAGATAATAACTAAGCCACGTAGAAACCCTCTTATCTACTTCTTCATTCGGTAAACCTACTCGACCTACTAAAGACACTAGGAATTGCGACCACCAAGTGCGATACCGCAAAGAAGCTGAATTAGTTTCAAGAGTAGATTGCTCAATCAACCCCTTAGACTCAATAAAACGCAATATCAAGACTGCTTTTAGTAAATAAAGCAACTCCTCTTCATTTTTCAAAGGTTTTAAAGGTTTTGTTCTTAAGGAATCCAACCAATTAAACCAAAAGGATTCAATGCCTTTATTTGTCTTTACAGTGCTAGGTGAGAAATCTTTATCAAAGTCATATACTTCAAAATCTTCTACCAAGACCTCAGTTGGTTGGCTGATATTTCTTCGAGCTATGTGCTTAACATAACCTTCTAAGTGACTTAGTGCAATATCTTCTAAGTTCAAGAGTCGATTTAAAACCACATCTTGAAAACTCTCTAAAGTCTTATAAGACCCCAATTTTCGAGCGAGGGGATACCACTTCTTACTTAAATCAAGGGCAACCACAAGTAATAAAGACTTATCTAAATTTATCTGTTTGGAGTAAGGGTTTAAAATTACTGGTTCACTCATAAAGCACCCCTACTTCCAAGCTCTTATCTACCTCACTATAAATAAAATCCTTGAACTCATCATAATGCAGCAACTCTCCTAGAGTCTCTACAAAGACTTTATCATTTTCCTCAGACAAAATATCTACCAAATACTCTTGGCTATCTCTATCTCCCTCTAATACTTTCTTCAACAAAAGTCGGAAATTGAGACCATAGGTATTCTCGAAAAAGCGGGATACCCTATTGTATTCTTCAATTAACTCCGCTAACTCAACTCTGAAGTCGAAAGTGTCTACAGTCAACTTATTTAGAAATACCTCCCAACGGTGAACAGACTGAGGAACTAAAGACATCTCAGAACTCAAGGTGTTTTCATCTACAACCCCAGACGGTAACTTAGACTCCCCATCATCTCGGACACCAATATTAAACTCACCGTGGCGAATTTTATCTAACCTCGTGTGAACACTTGCTCGAACGCTTTCATCCCAACCTGTGTAAATAAATTGTTTTTCGCTCATACCTGACCACTCTTTATCCAAACGTTTTGTTACTAAGGTATATAAAGAGTCTTTGACATAATTGATGTGTTTGGTCTTAGGTAAATACTGACCTACCAACTCTAAACTATGTTCAGATAAAGTCGTGTTCATACTTTCCATAAAACAACCTGTTAGAAACATTAGATACCGCCTATTCTAACTACCTTTGGGTAGGTACAATCTTCAATCGGCACTTCTCTTGAAGAGTCTTTACTTAGAAAGACTTGAGTTGCTTTATGTGGTTCCGAGTCATAAACCCAATCTAACTTATAACTCTTAGCAAAACTAGGAGAGAACAAACCACAATAGCTCTGACCTTTATACTTAAAGACACAATTACCTACTAAGCGAACTTGCTCTTCTGAAATCTTCTGTTCTTTCAAGATTTGAGTTAGTTCATGAACACTAGTGTAGTTCAGACTTAAATCTAGTACATAAGTAACCCCATCGACTAAATCACTCTCTTGTAACCAAGAAAGAACCTCAATTAAATCCTTAGAAGCTAAATCAACAGAAACAAAGATAGGAACACCATAAGAAAGCCACTTGTCTTTATCAGACTGAAACTCCTTTAAGGATACCCCAATAACACAAACAGAAGGGTTTACTTGGAAATCCTCAGAAGAGGAAACCTCAGTTACAACCTCACCTTGACCCAACATAGAGAGCAAATTAAAGAAACCTACTTTGTTCTCCACCTTTGGTTTTACATACTCTTTAGTGGGTTTCAACCACTCTAAAAAGCTAGAACCTCCTTCAGACACAAGAAACTGCCAAACAGACGAGGTATTTACATCTAATTGCAAACCCTTGTCTGCTTTGTAATCGTCCATTTTAACTGCTTTTACTCTCACGTCACTAAACCTCCATTTTTAAGTCCAATCAACTTAGTTGCTTGTAAAACAAAGGATATCACATGGAACTCCTCCGACCACTTACGACTACCTACCAAGGACATAAAGTTTACAATCTCCGTCATAGACAAACTATCAATTTGTTCCAAAAAGCGAGCGTATTTCCCAATTCGATAGTTGTTGTACTTACTCATATCAGGTAACAAACCGATCTCTGGGTAAATCTTGCCTTCAACTAATAATTCTTTTAATATCAAAATCGCCTTAAAAGACTCTAACAGAGACTTACGAACTGTCTCAAAACTTCTATGATGAGACAACTCTAACAAACTCTGCAGTTGTTTCTTCTTGTATTGATCCAAACCTCTCTTTGTTTTGGTCGTTGAGGTCAACATACTTAAAGCAACACGCTCAATTTGAAGAGAACCAACACCAGCTAATTGCACCAAAGTCGCATTGTCTCTAATTTCAATACCATCTTTTAAGCTCGATAAAATCGTAAAAACTGCATCAATATCTCGAAGATACCTCTTAGTAACTACTCCGTACATTTTCTCAGATAACTTAACTGAACCTTTCGCTTTAGTAGTTACATCATAAATGTATTGGAACTCACTCTGAGTCATATAGGTGCTGAACATAATATCTGGTTGAAAGTCTACCAATCCTTTATTGTATCGAACGTTTTGAAAGAGTTTGTAGTTCTTATAACCTACAACCAACCGTGTAAAACCTACAATACTTTGTAGGAACTTCACAGTTACTTCTGCTAACTCTGTCTTTTGTTCATCAACTACAAAAAGACGGTAAGGAGAACGAAATGGACGAATTTGAATCGATGCGTCCATCTTTGGTAACTCATTTAAGTCATTTACTCGAATAACTGAAGAAGAGTCTACTTGAAAGCGTTTCTTAACCAAATTGGAAACCAAGGAAAGATACCGAGTGCTTTTTCCGTAGACTAAAACAGAAGCGAACTGCGCCTCTGGATTTAATAAATCATCTAAATGAATTGCCAAAATCTTATCTCCTTCTTTTTCTAATTTCTAAAGTCCATTATAGCAGAAATTCCCCTAATAGTCAAGTTTTAGGGGAATTTTCTTAAATTTCATAATTTAGAGTTTGCAACATTTCAACAACCACTGCTTTCATTTCTCGTTGGTGGTCTAAAAAGGCTTTAACTTCACTATTTGGAACTTCTTTTAAGTCTTTTAGTTGATGGAAACCTAAGTCCACTGAACTTGTTAGGTGCACTTCCGAGTTTACTCGGCGATTGCGGATACCCTCTAAATAGAATTCTTCCAAATGCTCATAAACATCTCTAAACAAAAGCAACAAATCAGGAGAGTTCAGAGCATCTTCAATTACACCTCTGTAAAACTGAGGGCAAGCGCTTTTGGATACCCAAAGGTCATAGTCTTTCATTAAAGCACTTCTTGACTCAATATCTGTATTCTCTTCAATCGCTTGTTTTACTTTAGACTCAGAAACAAAGAAGAATGGATTTACATAGTTTTCCTTATTCATGTAGCCTACGTCTCTCAAAGACAAACCATAAAGTTCACGGTTGATAAAGAAAAGTAGAGCAAAGTTTGGATAAATCTTTTCCCAAACTTCATCGAACTTAGGAAACTTGGTTTGTGAAGTTGCTACCTCTACTGGAATATCACGTGTAAACTTCAAAGCATAAAGGTAAGTCAACATTGGGAAATACTCTTCTTTAATTGACCTAGTTGCTCGACTCTCCATACTAAATATCTCACAAGTTGTAATCAAGTTCTTAGCTAAACTTAGATAAGACAGACTAGAGAATTGAAATACCCCTAAAGGAGTGTACTGTCTTGGAGATAAATCATTTGAAACGATGTTCCCTTTACTATCAATTTGTTGCAAGGAAATGTGGTTTCGAGTATGGATACCCTTGACCCAATCGCTTGCAGTCTTTCTACGAGTTTTTAAGTATAGTGGTTGAGTATAGAGCAAGTTACCGGTTGGAGAATAGACAGGTAACTCTACCAAATCTTTAGAACCTCTGTGATTTGTAGACCAACGTGTAGTACACAAGTAATTAGCTCCTACGTCTGAACTACCTTGAAAATCCGCAAGAGGAGACATAAAACCACTATGAAACTCAAAGTCTGTTGCGTAATCTTTACGAACCTCAAACGTTCTATGGTTCAAAAGAAAAGAAACTGGAACCATCCAAATCAACTCAGCGTTAGTTAAGTGATGTACTTGCACCAAATTCTTTACTTGCCACATAAATTGACTATACAAGTCTGCTGCGTAACCTTTTAATTTCAAGGAACTCAAGCGCTTGGCGACTGGGGTGGATACCCCTCTGGTTGAATAAGGAGGATTCATCAAAATAATGAGCTTTTCATTGTTCTGTAAAACCTTCTGCAAGCTCTCTGGAAGTTGCCTTGAGAAGTTTTGAATAAGTGGCGAATCGGTAGAACCTAAAAAGTCCAGTTGAAAGACAGTTGTTTCTAAGTCTGAGCGTTCTTTATCAAAGCGTTCTTTTGTCAAGCGAACATCTTCTTCATGAAGAGTAGACAAGTACATGTGCTTACACTTAGGAAACTCAATCAAAAGGTTTCCTGTACCACATGAAGCGTCCCATACTACATAATCTTCCAAATTTGGAATGTCGTTTAGTAACTCATGAGCTTTTCGCCCCCAAAATAAAGGAGTGTAGAAAGAACCCTCCAATTCTCGCTCTTGTTTGGACATACCCAAATCTTTTACAGAGTGACTTGTATCTAATAAACCTACCGATTTTAAGAGCTTCTGATTATTTTCTAAAAATAAAGCTTGCTCTTCAGTTGTATCTTCTGAATTAACTTGGACACTAAGAGAACCTTCTCCTTCAACATATTTGTCGAAAAATGCAGTTAGATACCGCAGTAACTCTTGTCCTTTTTGACCTAATTTAACCACCTAATATGTTCTCCACAAATAAAAATTCTGGTATATTTCCAGTACGCTCATAATACACCATTGTTGCTTTCGTTGGCACAACCAAAACAGTTACTTTTTCATGTACTAAATCTTTCAGTACACCCTCGGGAATTGGCTCCACAACTACATCATAAGCATCTTGATTTAACTTACGAGTTAAATCTATTCGAGTTTGTAAGTCTACTGTGTCTTCAATATAAACGTTAGGGTTTGTTGTCTTCCATTCCAACACCACGTAACGCTTGTCTACTACAAGCATCATTTTATGCTCACCACCAATCTAATCTGTCTAAACTACAATCTATAACCTAATAAATCTCTACGGTAAATGTTGAAAATTTCGAGATACCGCAGTATCAAATCCTCAGAACCTACACTCAACCCAAAAATAGTCAAATAACCATCAAAGTCTAAGACAATATCTAACTCTGCGTAAAATTCTTCTAAGTTTTCATATCGACCACAAATAGTTGGAATAATATCCTCAACCATTGGAACTGCTAATGAAGTTAAATACTGCTCTAAGGTTAAATTCTCTTTTACCTTCTGCAACTCAGACTTAAACAAGTTAAATCGAGACTGAAATTCACTATCCGAAATCTCAACCGAAATTTTATCTAAGTCGTAAAAGTCAGAAATGAACTCAGACTTCCAATCAAACTCAGTCACTAATCGCTCAAAGAAGCTATAACTGAACTGAGTTAAACCTAATACCTCACAAAAGGTTACTGCGCGTTGATAGTACAAACCTCTACAGAAAGGGTTAGGACACTTTAATACAGACAAATCTAAGCTCAATTCATACTTTAAGTTACAATGACTGCACGTTTTCGGAAACAGATACCCAACCTCTGAGGAAATTCCTACTTCTTTTAATCTATGTTCTACACTCATCTATTTACCAATCCTTATCTGGAAATGCTCCTGTGTAACTAATTTTCACTAAAAATGCAGCACTTTGCAAAGTTGCTGAACCGTAACGGTTTAATTCGCTCAAGAATACCCTCAAAGTCGTATCATCAATTTGACTGAAATGCGTGAAAATAGCATCGTATAAACTATCAGTCATAAATGTTGACAACTCAGACCAAGCGCAAGGGTCTCCCACAGTTGCTTGGGTATAAGTTTTTACTGTAATTACTGTTAACATCTTTTCTCCTTTCTATGTGTTTTATAACGGTCAATTTCATTTATTTTACCACAAATCCTTAATTTGTGCAACAAAATAAAAGAAAAGTGAGAACTGAAGTTCAATCACTTTCTTTGTATGTGTTATGCAGTCTGTTGTTTAGTATAGCAAACCTTAGTAGGTTTGTCAAGGAAACCAACTAATTAGTCCGAAACTTTGACCGTCTCTGTCAGATTTCCCAACAAAGCAAGAACTACTTCATCAGACTCAATAGAAGTTGCAGACTTAAACTTGTTGATTTTATCTTGAACTTCCTCTAAAGAGTCTGTCTCAGAGACTACAGGTTTTGTACGATACCGAACATCTATAACTGATTTACCCATAAGGTGAGCTAGTTTATAATCTTCATCCTTATCCACAAAAACAACATTAGAATTGTAGGTAGCGGTTGGGTTATCTTTCAAGTAAGCTATAATTTTAGACTCGTCTACATTCAGAGGGTTTGTTCCTTGTGGGATAATTGGTTGACTTGCTACAGTTGAAGGGTTTGTTCCTTGTGGGATAGTTAGTTGACTTACTAAAGTTGAAGGATAAAGCCATATTGGGGATACCCAAAGTAAACTCTGCAGTAAAAGTTTAACGAACATTATGCACCTCCTCGATTTTCTTCAAGATTAGCTCATATTTACTGCTAAACTTCTGCCAAACCCCATAAGGAACTAAGTCAAAAGCAATGCAGTCTTTTGCGGTTAATTGAGGTAACTTATCCCACAAGAAGTCATAAAGAGCTTGACTATATTCATGAACCAATTTGTTTTTATCTGCTTTTGCTTCTTCTAGTTCAAGTTCTGTTATTGCTTGGAATACCCAATCGTTAGCGTTACGGTAACGCTCATTGTAGTCTTCTATTAGTCTCTCTAAATCATTATAAAGCATATTAAATACCACTTTCTAAGTTTATTAAATTAGTTGGAACTGTTGCAGAAATCAAAAGGAAACCTATCAAAGAAACAACTGCAACTACTAAAACCATAAACAATGAGAAGATTGAAAAGGTCATATTGTCATAAAGTTCTGGTTCATTTGTTTCAACGAGTGCAGTAAAACCAACGGATACCAAGTAAATAAAGCTAAGACTTATAAAATAAGTGAACTTTAAAGGAACAAAAGCATTAACCTTCGAAAATCCAAAAACATAGGTAATTAAAGTTGGGAAGTTCTTAATAAAACTAGGTAAGAAACTAGTCAATAAAAAGATAAGAACTAAAGTTAAAAGCACCACACTACTTCGTTTTCTATTGTTGTACCAAACTTTGAAACTTTGAGCGTTAGACATAGCTTGATTAGTCATTTAAAAATCTCTTTCTACTAAATTCGCCAAATACGGACTCTAAAACCTCTTTAGTGTCTCTGCCATTGCAATCAGTCGGATAATACAAAACCAACAAATTTAAGAAACCTAACAATAAATTGGACTTAGGAATATGTTTATCCACTACCTCAACAAAATAAAGGACATCAAATTGAAAGTAAGTAGTATCAATTTGAGGAGTTAAAGTAGATACTGCAAATTCATAAGGTTTAATCTTATATCCAAAGCCTTTTAAAAGGTTATCTAAATCGAAATATGCGCCTTCTGAGACTCCCAAAGCAAGTCCATTGTCAAATATAGGGGCGAACCTAATAGAACCATTAGAAGCTAAAATAATACCGAAATTAGAGAGGTGTCGGTCGGTATTTCTAAACATCACATCTAACGTTAGTAATCTCAACATTTCTTCCCCGAAAGACTGACCGATTGTTTGCTGAAACACTGAGTCAATATAATCTAGTTTGGAGTCGAAACCTACTAAATTCTCAGTAGGAGGATGCACTAAAGACAAAAGGTCTTTAAATGAAATAAACTGTTCCTCTTTTTGTAAGAAGTTGGGAGAGACACAAGTATTTAAGTCTATTGAACTAAGTTTACTGTACTTGAAATCATAAGGTACAAAATCTTTAGAAGTCATATAGTTACAAGACCTTAGAAATGTAGAAATCAAAACTTCCGCAAAGGCTTCACCACCTTTTAAATCTTCCTTGTACCAATAACCACCATTTGGAGAAGTATATTTAGGTTGGTACCCTGCGCTTGCTGCGGTTTTAAACATACTTCCACCTCCTCATAGAACAATCTAGGAAGTAAGAATATACCGAAATTTCATCTTCCAGTGTACGACACCAACTAGGGTAACACTCGTTTCTATTAGCGCGTGAGTCTGTTATAGTCAAATGTTCTTTCATCCATTGTCTTATTTCTTCTGAGGTAGATTGTTCACTCAAGTTAAGCAAAGTGAACCTGTGATGAATGTTCTCAGATTTAACAAGCGTGAAGTGATACCCTTGTGGGGTTTTAGTGACATAACCTAACAAATCTTCAAAGCAATAAATTTCTAAGCGAGAGTAATTCTCTCTGTTCGATAGTTTGAACATTTTACCTCCAATCAGGCAAACCTTGTTTTAAATCTTTTTCTTTTATAACAGTCATTATAAAATAAGATTCTGGGCGTTCCTCACCTAGAAAAGATAGCTCAAATTTAAAACAAATCAAAGGTGCAACAAGAGCATGGTCTGAAGTAACTCTTGGTTCTGTATCTGAAAACTTACTAAAGCAAACATTCACTACAATCCCCTTATCTGACTTAATTGTACCATATTTATAAAAACCATTAGTGTCATCATCTAAAGCCAACACTTGATTGAAAATAGCATCAACTTTACTTCTTACAGTTTCACCATCTGAGGTTCTATCTCCCCAATACAAATCCTTGTGTAAAGCACTGCGTGCAAAACCATCAAAATAAGAACAAAAATTCACAAAAGTATCATAAAGGTCTTCATAATTTATTTCATCAAGTACAAAGCTAATTCCATAAGACTGATACGGATAAGTAAAGGTTGCTATTGCTTTTTCTTTGCTTACTCTCATTTTCTAAAACCTCATTTAATTTTCTTTTATTATACCACAAAAACCCTTATAAATCAAGAAAAGGAGAACTTTTGTTCTCCTTTATTCTCTATTCTTAAAAAATTTCAAGGTCTTTTTCCGATTTTTCGGAAGTTTGGATACCCAAAACCTCAGTGGCGAAAATGGTATTCGCTGCAATCACATAAGGAGTGACATATAAACCAAGCAAACCACCTGTTGCAAACACACCTAGAACCCACCAAAAGAAACTCATGTTTTGTACGAACAAAGTCATTTTATGACCTTTCATCTTCTGCTTACTTTCTTTAAGAAGTGCAAACAAACCTAAGTCTTCATTCGTTTTTGCTAAGTAGACTGCTAGAGCATAATCGTAAGTTTTAACTAAACCAAACGCTAAACCAAAAACAATTAAAGCAATACCAAACAACAACATCAAGCCAAAACTTTCAGAAATCAAGGCTGCTACAATCAAACCAATACCAACCACATAAGGTAAAAAGAACCACAATCCAATCATAAAACCAACTAACAATCCTGCTTTAAATGTGTGAGCAGTTAAACTTCCGAACATATCAGAAACTTTACGACCTAGTTGTTTTCCTATTGAGTGTTGTTTTGTCAAAATATCAAAGATATAAAGACTTGCACATAAGTCAACTATCATACTCAAACCTGCGATGGCTGAAGATACCCCTGTAGTGTTTTCATTAAAGGCAAACACTAAGTTCACTAAGGTCAGCACTAAAGTAGGTAAACCTACTGCAAACCATAAATTATCTTTTGCAATCAATTCTCTTGCTTGCTTTTTAATTTCCTGTCTCGATTTCACAATAATCGGAACTCCTTTTCTTTTATAATAGAATAAGTATAGCAAACTATAAAACAATTTGCAAGTATTTTCTAAAATACGGCAAAAGAAAAGAGAGGATACCCTCTCTACCTGTTTAAATCTCTTTAAAAGATTTATCGTAAACTGAACTATCTTTCAACATTAACTCTAACATTTTATCAGTATCACCATCAAGTTCATAGAAATCTAAACCGTGGTCTATCTCTGTACCATCTGCAGTTTTAATTACATAGTGGTAAGTTGCACCTTTAAGATATTCATTATAAATAGCTAACACACGATTGACCATAGTCAGAATCTCATTTTCGATAGACTTCGTAATTCTCTTAATATTGAACCAACGATAAATCTCTTCACGGGTTGCAAAGGCGAAACCTACAAAATCATTGTCTGAACTATAGATTGTTGTAAATTCCAAATTAGAATGATAGTCTAAAATCGGTTTAACATATAAAGGTACTGCATAAATGTTACCCTCAGTATATAAACGAACAACCACTTCACTTATAATCTCGCATAATGTAGATTTTTCGGACTTAATTTTCGCAGTTAAACCTTGTTTTGTATAACCATCTATGAAATCCGATGGATTAGGATACCGATGGGGTTGTATCGAGTCCCACCCTACCATCCAAGTATAGTATCTACACAAAGTTCGAGTCCACTCTTCACTCAACGGAACAACATTTGGCTCGTCTCTGTAAATTGTCATTATGTCGCCAGAGTTGTTTTTCAACTCAAAATAAATCTCTTTTTCCATAAATCACACCTCAACAGTTAAGTTTAAACCTAACTCAGCTAGTCTACTAAATGTTCTTTCTGGGTTTAAAGCCGTTTCGTTAATTTTAGCTTTTACTAACTCTCTCAGCTCACCTCTTAGATAAAAATGTACACACAAATCATTATCAACTAGTGCTTTGTAAACTGCACTACTCATATAATCTGAATGAGAACCACCTAAGTCTGGGTACAGATAAATAAATAATTCATCTACAAGTTGAGCATGTTTCTTAACTAAAGCTTTATTCTTAGGCAAACGCTCTACAAAAATCGCTTCACCATATTCTGTAAGTACAGAATCAAAGTTCCAAACTTCACTTGCAATATCTCTATCTTTTGCAATTTCTTCGTGAGCTTTCTTCTTGAATAAAGCTCTCATCTCATCATCTTTAACTCTTAAATCTTGGTTCTTCAAATAGGTTACATAAGACTTAGCTAATTTATTCATTAAGCTATTTACTGCCGCAACTTGCTCACCTTTAGTTGTACCAAAATCAACATCTTTAAAATCTGCAAAACGAAGAGATGCGATACCCTTAGTTAGAGATTGTACAGAAGCACCATATTTTTCAATTTTATTATGAAGCAAGTCACTCACAACCATATAACTTTTCTCAGCATCTAGAATACACTCGTCATGAAGTTGGTTAATAACCCTCTCAATCATTGAAAAATGAGGTTCTTCAACTCTAAATGTTTGATAAACGATCCCTTTATTGTCTTTAACTAAATATGCAACACCACCAAACTTAGTACCATCAAAGAACTGAACTGGATCAAGTAAAAAACCAAATTCTTCAAACATGTTCTCTTCCAAAATCTCATCTGAAATAGAAATACCGTTGTATAAGTCCTCTGCTTGTTTACTTGGTCTTTCAACAACTGCATGACTTAAAATACCATTACTATCTCGATCTGTTGGAATAAGGTCTTTTCCTTCAAGTTCGGATTTACCTGGACTTTCTTCAATCTTAACTGTAAAGCCACCTGCTTTTACTTGATTTGGTGCAAGTTCTTCTTTTGCACCTTCAGTTAAGTTAGTTACTTTAAGAGACTCCTCAGTTTGTTGAATATTAGTTACTTCTTCTCTTATGTGTGGAAACTTAGTGTCAAAGTAATTCAATACCTCTTCAGTATTGTTAATCAACCATAAGTATTCAAACTTATTACCATAATCAGCCAAACTTTCGGTAAAGCTCACTCTAGGAAGTACCGTTACGCAGTAAATCTCAAAAGCACGTGCAAAGACCTCAGTTGGAGTTAAGAAGTAATTTAACATAGCTCCTTTATATACTCCACCGTCCGACAAATTACGTTGATACCCTTTGAGGAGTGGGTGGAACTCATCAGACATAGACAAGTTTTGGTCTTTATTGTAAGTAAAATCAATGTGATGACCATACTCGTGGAGCATAGAGTTTACGTTACGGACACTAATCGTAATACAGTCAAAAGCTGGGAAATACACACCATGAGCTTTCCGATGCTCAATTTTACGAAAACGTAACTCTGGTTTATGTTCCGAATGTGGCAAAGCTTTGTGAATTAACCCCCACTGCGCTTCAATATCAGGTAGCTTCTCTAAATCAAACTGCTCATCGAACTCTACAAAACCAAAACCATACTCTAAAAACTTAGTTGAATCCATAGCAGCTTGAATTTTAGCTGGGATGTTGCGCTTTGTTTCAAAAGACTTAGCGTAATCGGATTTTTGAACTCTGTCATACTCTTCCATAAGAGTAATATTAAAATCATCCAAGTACAATTCATACAAATACTCAGCCATGACTTTCAGCATAGTTTTGTTTTTAGCAGGAGAACCCAGCAAATAGTTCCCTAAACTGCGCATAAATGCTTTATAAATCAAATTAAGGGAGTTCTGATGTACAACCTCTTTAAACTCTTTACTTTGACTGTCCTGAGGTAAGTTTGGATACCGATCTGTGTAACGAGCTTTATTCTTAGAAGCATTATAACCTGCTTTAAATTGTTGTGAGTTAAAATCCACCCAACTTTTTAATTTAGTAGCTACAACATCTTTTGGTATCACATCTAAGAAGTCCAAAACTGAGGAAAGTTGTGGAGCATAGTAAATACTAAACTTGTAGTTAAAGAAGTGATTGAAACCAGTTGAACGAGTGATATAAAGCTTTTGAATAAGTGTTTTATAGTGGGAAGAACGAGTCTTTGGTTCTGCATCATTGCTAATAAAGAAAATATGCTCATAATCTTCTTTTTCTTTATTGAACCAACCATATACATAAGTATAGAAAATGCCGTTTTCACAGTCAGCGTAACCATTTATGACAAACCTCTTCATCTGACCAATATAAGACTCACGCTCTTCTTCACTCCAAACGGTCTCATCTGAGTTTAACTCCATAGTAGGAACTTCATTCGGAGAGTGACGATATACTACCCCAATTTGACGAAGTTCTAAGTCAGGTTGTTTCCCACCTGTTTCAGTGCTAAAAAAGTCTAGGTTAGTTTTATCAAAATAAGAAACCAACTTCTGCATGACCTCATCTACTACAAAAACCCTATCTGTATTTGTTTTATTTAAAGCGTTAAATAAAGACTTAATAAAGCGCTCACCGTTAGTTGGGTTGTAAGTGAGAGATACCCCAACCCCATTTGAGAAACGCTCTCGCAGTAAATTTTTATGTAATTTCATGACTAGTAAAACCTTTCGAATTGATCTAATACTTATCAAAAAAGGTAGGTGGAAAAAGCCAGCATACCTACCCAATCATCAATTTTTATTTCGAACTCACGTCTAATGCAGTTCTTAGAGCTAAGTCATTCTTAATGTCTTGTCCGGGGAACTTATGACCTAAACTTTCTTGGGCTTTTTTAGCTCTTTCCTTACGAGAATACCCTTTCTTCTCTCCGGCTTTAATCGCAATATAAGCAAGAGACCAAGCATTTAAAATCCGTCTACGGAACTCTTCATCCATAGTATCTAAATGCTCTTTATCGGTTGTAAGAGTTCCCATTTTCTCCATAGTGTGCAATAAGTGGTGGCAACCAATACACAAAGTAATTAAGTTCTTCTCATCATCTGTTCCACCTGCGTGAACAGGAACTTTATGGTGAACTACCAACTGAGATAAGAAAGCCCCTTGGTTTTCAACCTTGTCTTTAGAGCAACACTGACAAACCATCTTATCGCGAGCCTTAATCTTGTTCTTAACCTCTGGGGTTAAATCATCATCTCCATCACCTTTACGGTCTTGAACAATACCTTTATCTACTGCATCTGCTTGTTCTAAGGCGCTCTCCAAAGTCAAGTTATCCATAGAGTTATCTGCTAGTTCCAGAAGTTCATCGACCTCTTGAGCGCTCAGTTTGTTGTTACCTGAGGTTTCACCCTCTTCAGAAGAACCATCATTTTCACTTGAACTACCCTCTTCATCTGAGACAACTGCTTCCTTACCAAGCTCGGTTGAAGAGAGGATACCCTTATTGTCTTCCTCCTCAAGAACATCACGCTCTTTTCGTTGTTTGACCAACTCTTTGTAAGCTTTATCTAAAGTGTACTTACCTGCAAACAACTCAGTCATAGGTTCGGGGTAAGTATCAGACTCACTGCAGACCTCTTTTAACTTCAGAACGTCACCACTCTCCAAATAAGGGTACAAACGCTCGATTTGAGAGAACTTCAAACCATATTCGTGTTCCAAAGTAGAAAGTCCGTTCCAAATCTCTTGGTAATTGTGTTGTTGTTGCTTATTTAAAATCAAACCCAATAAAGGAACTAAACGTTGCGCCTTCTCATAATCTGCAAAGTGCCACACAAAAGCTGGAATAGTTTTGTAACCATTACGAGATGCACCATAAACTCTACGAAGACCTGAAATCAAAGTGTACATTTCAAGTTCTTCACCATCTACCGAAGGTAAAGATAGCACATCAATAGGGTTTAATACTCTACCAAAGTCTTCAATCGAAGCCGTCAAACCGTTTTTCGTTGCAAAACGGGCTTTTTTATCGAACTCTGTAATGACAATAGACTCAATCGGTAAGTCCATACGCAACTCACGGTCATATTTCAAACCACTTAAAATCTTATCAATATCCTCAAACGGACTAAGAACCGAAGGAGTCTCCGATACCCCTACAATATCTACTGGTGTTTCTACTTCTAAGTCGGCTAAATCAGAAATGTTCTCAGAAGTCTCCATTTGCTCTGTATCACGTTCTTCTTCTGAGTCGATATTTTCCCCACCTACTTCTTCTAAATCGACTGTGGGCGATTCTGAGACCTCTGGTGACCACTCTACGACTTCTTCTCCAACCTCTGAATAAGGTGCTACTTCTTCTCCAACTGGAACTTGTTCTTGACTAGGGGATACACCTACTTCTAAATCATCCAAGTCACCCCATAAATTATCTTTATCCACTTTAACCTACCTTCTTAATAACTGATCTACAGACCGACCCTTTGAATCACACACTGTAGTTATACCTAACTCCGGTGATGACCAAAAATAAATCGGACTCTCCGGTTTTAAACCTAATACTAGAATATCTAATGGACTCTCTAATGGTAACTCTAACACAGTTTGACCTGCAATTTCAATGCCTAAATCCTCACTGTTTTTACCGTGTAACCCTAAATCTAACGCGCTATCTATCAACTTAGGTTTATTGTTTGCAAAGTCATAGAAACCAAAATAGTCGCTACCATCAACCTCAAACTGAGCCGTCACGTCTAAATACGAAACAACTGCGAAAGGTTTCAACCCTTCTAAAGTTTGTTTCCAGTGAATGTACTGTAACTTCGCTTTCTGAGGGTTTACAGACCATAAAATTGGGTTGACGACTACACTATCAAAGCCAAACTCTTTGAACTTTTGACTGTGATGACTTGCTACGCTCACTCTCAAGTTTGTTGATAAAGCACTAACATCAGCGAGGTCTTCGAGCAAAGATACCCAGTCTTCTACAATCGAATTGATATTTTGGTCTGCTTCTAAGTTATAACGAATATAAGGTAAAGTATCAAAACCTAAATCTTGTACAAACTTACACTCATCATCTCGTTTTGCAAAGTTCAGTCCAAATTCAATGTACTCAGAAGCATAAAAACGAATAGTCGAAATCAACTGAGGGGTTAAGTCTAACTTCGTATAGCTCATACTAGGTGTCAAGTCCTCTTCGACAATCGAGGTATACAAGTAACCACAGATAGCACTTTTGGGAATCTGAGATAAATCAACTAAAGTTGTTAAACCTCTTCTCTCTAAATAAGGAAGAACTAACCGTGTACAATCCACACCTTCCCGACCTTCTTCCAAAGAAATCGCACGTTGAAAGAGACCATGCTCATAGACTAGAGAGACTTTGTTATTACTTAGAAAAACCTCAACATAAAGCTCTACATTATCTTTAGCTGCTAATTCTAACAAGCTCACATAATCATCATAAAAAGGTTCTGCTTTAGTTAGATACGGAAGTTGAGCCATCTTTTGACTCTCTTCAACCAAGTAAGTATCGCCTTTTGGTAAGCGAGCTTTCAACATATCTTGGTATTGTAAGTAATCTCTACCTAAAGGCGTATCTTCTGCTCTTAACAATAGTTGCTCTCTTAAAGACTGTAACTCTTTTTCGAGCAAATAATAGGATACCACTCTGTGTTGGCTGTAAGTTCCATTAGCTAACTCTTTATCTAAAGTGTTGACTAACTCTTCTCGTTTATTTAATAACTCCTTTAATCGTGTACCAATTTCAACTGCACTTGGCACAACCCCTAAAAACGGAGACACTTCAAGCTTTGTTTGCAAAGAAAGGTCAACCTCGCTTTCATTTACTTTTTGTTAGTTTATCATTTTTCCTACCGATTTGCAATAACTAAAGCAAACTTAGAAAAAGAAAAATAGCAAGCTCTTGCCAGCTTACTATTTAATCACCAAATAACAAAATACCATTGAAGCAATACCGAGTGCTATGACTACCATGATACCGAAAAGTCGGAACAAACGTAATAAGTTGATATTCATCTTAGCTAATGCACTTGTTTGGTAAACTTCTCGACCGTTCTTACGAATAGAACTTGCAGCAGACAAGAAGACCAAAGCCGTACAAGCCATTAAAATCATTTCAATGACTGAGACTGTCAAAGCATAGAAATTAGTAATTCTTGAAACTGTTGTAATCAAGGTAATCTCACCACTGATGTAATTATTCGAAATATTATAACCTAATGTATAACCTGTGGTTAGTAAAATCATGCCGACTAGGAAATACAAGAAAGGTGCAGTTGAAATTGTTTTGACTTTAAACTCTTTTGTACTCTTAAATAAAGCTTGCTTCATCAAGGATAAACGACCGCTTAACGTACCGTCTACCAAAGACTCATATACATAAAAGGCAAGCCAAAACATAACTGAAACAAGGAAAATACGAACAAGCCAACCACCAGATACCCCAATGAGTTGTCTGAAAACTTCTCCTCTAATACTTGAAGCATGTTGATCCATATAAGAAACCTACTACTTTCTAAAATTCTGCTGAATTAAGGTTCAAACCATGAATTAAGGCTTGACCTGATTGTGTTGGTTGATATTCCAAAACATAGTGAATATCTTCAACCTTACCATACAAAGAACCACACAAATGACACATAGCACAAGAGACCGTTACTTGCGCTTCACTTTGACCGTTCGAGACTTGAACCGTTTGGACTTCAGAATTTAAGTAATGAAGTCCATCTTTGTCAAAATGTTTAAGGGTATGAGGAAAAACCTCATCTTCCGGGAACTTTGTTAATTTACTTTCGTAACCTTCTCCAAACAAATAGAGAAAGGCTTGTCTTATCAATTCTGTCTTAGAACCAAGTGCCATGTAGACCTACTTTCTAGCGGAATCGCTTTGTATTCTAACGACCTAAACTACTTTTATTTTAAACTGTAACTAAAGCTACATTGACCACAATGTAATACATATCAGACTCTTCAAAGACCTCTGCTTTGACACCAAAGCGACCAAGGTGGGGAGTTTCTAAAATATAAGACTTAGACTCAATTTCTTCTTTCCCACAAGTATCAACCCATGTGTGGATTTGATTTTTGGAAATACCGCTAACGCGTTCTACTGGGAATTTAGCGTAGTTCTCAGCTTTTTCCTTGTCTGTATAAACCTTAACCGTAGCTTTTCGACTTAATACTTGTGGTTTCTCATCCAACCCATAAGTCTTCACACAATGAAGTGCTAAACCAACTGCATCTAGTTGATCTTGGTAGCCACTCTTTAGGTAAACCTCAAAGGAGTCATATTCTCTCCACTTGTTCGCCCAAGGATGTGCTAATTCTTGTAAACACAAGAGAATTTCTTCTTTTTCTGTATTGTCTTTCGACCAAACGGCTTTCTTTAAAGGTGCTACACCTGTTTCAGAACGCAAAGTAGCTTTCCATGTTTTGTTGGATACCCTAAAGAACCGTTTAGCTTTTAAGACACCTTCCGCCAACAAGTAATCAAGTGTGAAGTTCAATGCGTAAGCTACAGAAGAAGTCTTCGCATTGTTTCCGAGCAAGGCTTCTTCTACACACAACATGTCAAGCTCCACCTCACCTTTTAGAACTTTTACAAGCAAGAAATCTTTCAACTCTTTCATTCGAAGACCTACGGAGTAAGGACTATCTAAATCCTTAATAGAACTCTTCAAGTTAAAGGTTTCCAAGGTTTGTCCGTTCCAATAAGCGATACCGGTGGAGGTTTTAGACAAGTCTAAAGCCAAAATACGATTTAAACCAAAGCGCTCAGAGCCTTCTTTGAAGTAATCTAAGTAAGTAAAACAAGGAGAGCCACCAAAGTCTTCCATATCGAATGTAAACATTAAGCTGAACCTCCTTCTGTGCTTTTCTTAGACGATTTTACTTCAAGAACTTTATTGGTTATCAAGGTCAACTGCTCTTTTAAACCTTGCAAGGATAGAGAACCACGATTGAACTTCTCTTTCAAGGTTTCCACATTTTCTCTATGAATAGAGACTGTATAAGGTGGAGCTTTTGAAAAGTCAAACTTAGACTTCTCTTCTTGAACCTCTACAATCGTATCACTTAACTCAATACCGTATAGTTTAGCTAAACTCTGCAAGTAGCCAAATCCGTTTGGATACCGCTCTCCTAAGTATTGTTCTGCAAAGAGCTTATGAAATCCAATGATTGTACCTTTTACCCCACAACCAAAGCAGTTGAAAACCTCAATACCAGTTTCACCGTCTTTGACGATACCGAGTGAGGGTTTCAAATCCTCATGAAAAGGGCAAACAACTCGACTATTTCCAGCGCTGAACCTATAGTCTGAATAGCGAGGTAAGTGTTTGCAAACCACAACGTCCCAATAGTTTGAAATGGTTACATCATAATGTCCAATGAAGTTCTTATGATAAAGCAACTGTTCTTCTAACTGACGATAAGAAGCCTTAACCGTTCTTCTCTTTACTCTTGAAGTACCAATCACTATAATTCACCACCTAACTGAAAGTCTCTCTGAACCACTGTACACTCCAAAGTTACTGCAGACTGTAGTTTTACTAAAATCAAATCTACAATTTGTTTTGATAAATCTTCAGGTGCGCCGCCTACATAGTGGACAACACCATCTTCTACCATGAAAAGCAAAGAGCCACCTACAATTAAAGTAGTTTGCTCCGAACCTTCTAAAATATCCAACTCACGTGAACCTAAGTAAAACTCAAACAAGTCTAACAAGTAAAGTTTTCTCAATCTCGAAAAATCAAACTGCATCAATCATGCACCGACTTTCTCTTTGGATAAACACCTCGAATAAAGACTGCCGAAACAAGTTCATCAACTCTGATACCCTTAAGTGGTGTGTCGAAATATCCTTTAGGTTCTTTGAACTGATGATGTTCTTGTCCTTCCCAAAAACCATAAGGACGAAGTTGGACACTTTCTAGCAACTTAAACAACTCAGTTAAAGACAAGTGGAAAATTGGAACTAAACGCTTATCTAAGCGCAAATGTTGTTCATCTACCAAACTTGCTACTGCAAATGGTTTTAAGTCAGTCTGTTCCCCAATTAAACTAGGTAAATAATTTAAGAATCGAACAACTTCTGCTAAGTACAAGTCCTTTAATTCTTTGATTGTGACGAGTGCTTGCGCACCTTGATACCCTAATTGCTTTGTATAATGTTGTAATAAGTGTTCTTGCACCACTAAATCTACAACCTCAATGTAAACCAAAGGAGTACCTTCAATATCAGCGACCCAAAGCCAATCGTAAGCTAAACCTAAATCAACAACTGATCGAGCTTCACTACTATCTAGTTCCTCTTTATACAGAATAATGTACTTGTTAGTAAACTCCAAGACACCTTCCATAAAGAGGTCGTAGAAATCTTCTACAAATTGGTCTAATATTTCTTTTGTAAACTGTTTACTAGCCATTTAATATCTTTTCAACTCCTTCCCTTACTTTTTCAAATTCTAAAATTTCCCATGTGTTATAAGCACTTAATAATTCCTCAGAAACTCCATCACTAGGAGCCAACAAGATGTTTGAGGATACCGAAATCAGCGAGTTCCAACTCTTCTTGTTCATCGCTACACTTGGAACTCCATCTGTGTTGTTGATGAATATAGGCAACTCATAAGTATTATTCGCTACTTTCAAAAAATCTACCATACGGTAAACATTGAAGTAACCTCGGTAAGTTTGATCCAAAGGAAGCCCTCTCAAGGTATCTTTCAATACAGAAACAAAGAACTCCTTAGAGTAGAACGGTAACTGCAGTTTTTGGAATACTTCAGGTTTTGAACCCTCTGCTACATACTTGTAACTTGCTTTGTTCAAAGGAAATACTTTTAAAGCAAAAACTTGGTTATACAGTTGGCGAAATTCGGATACCGAAAGAACCCCTTCTAAGTCTTTTTTCTCCAATAAACCAAGACAAATCAAAGCACCTAATCGCACATCTGATACCGAACCTAAATTCATAACCTTATCCAAGTGACGAACGAAGTCATAAGGTACAAAATCTTCTGTACCAACCTCTTTACCAACTAAAGCAGACTTCAAGGCACTAGAGACCTCATTGGGTTGCAAACCAAACTTAGCTAAGAATGAGTTATAGGAAACATAATAAGAACCATTTATCTCAAAACTATCACTTGATTTTGTTCCTCTCAAATAATTCAGTACCGAAGTTTCTACAAATGTGCCGACACTTTTGACCTGCAAAGGTGAGATACCCATAGAGAATAGTCGGCTACGCTCAGTCAAAGTCAAATTCACTAGAGTATGTTGAGTTAAAAAGGCACAAACAGTAGCGTAAGTCACACTCGGTAAAATATACACCTTCTTCTTAGACTTAGCACCTACAATATTAGTTAATCGCAACTCTAAATAACGAACCAAAGAGTAAAGTTGACTTGGACTTAACTCTAACTTACTTGCAACTCTCTCAATAGAATAATCTAACTGACCTTGTAAGTCTTGAACAAACTGAAAGTATTCATCTGTTAAGCTGTCTGACCAATAATAAGGAGTATTAGTAAACAAATCTCTCACAATCGAACTAGGTTCAGACTCTAAAAACTTATCAATAAATTCTTTTTTGTCATAAACCTCTTTTAACTGCTCTACTACTTTCTCTAAAGTATAAACACACAAAGAAGGTGCTTGTGAGAACAACACCTTACTTAAACGAGGGTAGTTATCCTTAGAGATAACCTCTAAACCACCTTTTACTTTTATTACTTCATATTGAGCTTGGGAGCGAACGTAGTCCTCAGACACCCTAAAGAACTGCGCTAAATCTCCGACACTCACACAAATTTCAAATTTAGACATTGATATCTCCAACATCCAAGACGACAGCTTCACCGTTCCGCATTTCTATCACTTGGTCTTTCATTTCTATCACATTATTCGCAACCTTATCCGTAAAGACCGAAAGTGGAGCCATCTCCCCTGCTAAACGTGAAGGAAGTAAGTACATTTTGGCTATGTTCTTTGCAGACATAGCGTCATTTGTATACAACATCAAATTTAAGTCTG